AACTCATGCATGCAGATTGCGTATTGATCAAGCTGTGAATAGGTATCGAGATCGATGACTTTCTTCTTTGCCATGTCAAAAATTATCGCTCAAGAAGTATGTTGTAAATCTCATCGACACGCGAGTTCAGTCTCTTAATTTCAGAGAGCAGATGGGTAATGACATAACCTGCCAGCCCACCTATTACAGCAAGGCTTGCGAAGTAAAGGGTCATCAAGTCCGATGTAGTCACTTTCTAGGTGTCGCGTATCCGAAGACTCCAGCTACGATCGAGCCAAGGATGGCGCGGTAGTCGAGAGCGAAGTTAGATGTAGTTCCCCACACGGCCAAGAATGCGCCGACAGAGATTATCGCTGGATGCTTCATGTTCATTTATTTTCCACCTATCATCGGGATATTGAACCAACTATTGTCTTCATCGCCCTTGATAGTGAAGCTGATATGTGCGTGATGATTATGCTTATTGATCCCATCATAAGCACGCCAAGCCCAAGCCTTCTTAGATGAGGCGATCTTGCCGTCGAAGATGATGTAAGAGATTCTTTTATCGCCAGACTTTGCAACGAGTCGAATCTGATCAACCAAGTCAGGCATGACATCGGGCTTCCCGTTTTTCCCTGTAAGGTCGCGGTCAACATCGATGGCGCGTACCCATCCCGATACATCTGGATTATGATCAGACTTGCGCGCAGCGTGTCGGGTATCACCGATCCAGCCGTCCGAAGTTCGATCTCTATCTGGGAATGCATCATCGATCTGCTCTCTAAGCTGGATCGCTGACTTGCTTAAGCGCGGCTTCACAAGTCTCACACTCCCATCGCTTTAGATCGTTAAGTGTCAATTCTGGATGATTGCATGGCGTAGGTGCTATGAACGCATCATCGATTGGATCATATGTGTAACCAATCCCTGCATAGTTATAGCGAATCCTATTGTTGTAACTAGTGCGCTTGCATGTCTGGCCTCTGAAATTGCCGTACCAAGTTTCAGGATCAAGTCCCTCAATTAATTCTGTTTCATCGATGCCGACAATAACTTCTGTCACGACATTGGAATCATCTAAGAATGCATAGTGTGCCATTATGCCGCCCAACTTACGTTGCCAGTTCCAGCAGTAATTGTTGTAACTTTATTGTCTCCAACTGTTGCTGTAGAACCTGTGAGGCCTGCACCGATTGTAATTGTGAAAGCGGTAGGGTATTGCAAAATAACAATTCCTGATCCACCTGCGCCACCTACCAGTGTCGTATCTCCTACGTTGACTACAATGCTGTTTGACGAACCACCGCCACCGCCACGATTTGCAGTACCAGCCGTGCCATTTGTATTTGTTGCAGCTCCACCGCCGCCTGATCCACCTGCGCCACCAGTGCCAGCAGTGCCTGACACGAATGCTGTACCACCACCACCGCCACCTGCGTAAGTTACGGATGATCCTGAAATAGATACCGCGACGCCATTGCCGCCGTCGCCGCCTGTCTTTGCTGTAGGGTTTCCATTAGCACCTGCTGTGGATGCACCACCACCACCGCCTGCACAGAAAGTCACACTATTATTCGCACCATTGCCGCCGTCACGGCCTTGATTTGTAGTGCCTGCGCCGCCATTGTTATCTGAACCCGTTCCATTGGCACGACCACCACCACCAGAACCACCAGCACCACCAGCAGTTGTGCCTTCATTGGAGATACCCTTACCACCGCCCGTTGAGGTAATTGTACTAAATACTGAATTAGCTCCTGCTGTAGGTTGACTAGATCCTAAAAGACCACCTGTGCCACCTGCGCCAATTGTTACTGTGTAGTTTGTTGATAAAGCAAAAGCTATGGCACTTTCCAATGAACCGCCGCCGCCTGTTGCCGTGACAGTTGATCTTAAACCACCACCACCACCGCCGCCGTAAAGACCAGAACCACCGCCGCCGCCTGCAACTACCAAATAATTGACAGATTGTACAGGCGCAGCAGTTGTGCCAGTTAAAAATCCAGAAATGTTATTAAGCATTACGCAATGGCTCCCACGACGTACCAAGTATCTGTAGCAGTCTTAATGCAAGCTGCCGATTTATATTGTGCAAGGGTAGGTGCTGCTGCAACTGCCCCACCAGATAGAATCGTAGTTGTGCCAGAAGTAACTGCTGAGATAGTGCAAATTCCTGCGCCAATGTTAAGGATTGTGAGGACTGTGCCAATAGGGAATGCTACTGAAGCATTAGTAGGGATCTTATAGGCGATCGCTGTAGCCTTGTTCATCAGCTCGCAGACCTGATAAGCATCGGCTATGGTCGCCGTATAATCGACTGTGTTAGCTGCGCCGATAGTAAAGGCTACTAGGCCGTTATAGTCTGCGGCTGTAAAAATGTCGCCCGTTGTCGCTGGAAAGCCTTCTGCCATGATTTTCTCCTAGTATCCCATTATGGATTGTCCGATTATACCGTAGGTACTGCTTCCGACAATCATGCCTTCTACAATGGGCTCGAGTGTCGTAACTGTGCATTTCATTGAATTAGGGGTTATATCCCAAGCCAAGCCCTGTACTTGCAGAACCTTTACTATTGTCGAGCCGTCTGGCTGGACGTTGGTAATCTCAACATTGTCGAAATAATCTAGGCCGATCATTGTGTCGGTCGGTACGTCTGTATCAAGTAGATCGACAGTCATGGCATCGATGCGAATGGTTGTCTCTTTACGGGTTGCTACATATATCTTGGCGATGTCTGTAACCTGAGCGTCTGTCTGGGCGACTAGATTTTCGACATTCATGCCATGTGGAAAGTATTTGGCAATTGAGGGTGCATCGCTTGCTGAGACTGTAGTGCCGCCTACTCTGGTCATGGTCGCGTTGTTAATAATGAGCTTGTCATCAAAGGCAAATTTTAGGTCTGAATAAGGAATGCCTGTAGTCTGATTGAACTGAATCGGTGCAACGGCCAGAGATCCGACTACATCGTTACGATCCTTGAATTCTGCTGTGCCGTCTGTGCGGATAAAGAATGCGCCCTGCTCGGTAAATTCTGCAACCTGTAAAGCTAGAAGGCTTGAACGGGTAGTGGCTGGATCGGCCTGACAAGTCGTTGATCCTGTATCGATGATTCTCATACTAAAGGGGAATGAAACCTGATCTAAGATTTTGCCAATTCTAGTGCCAGTAGTCTGTCCGGCACCTGAGTCTGCAATTGTTGATACGTTAGCCATAGCAAATAGACGGAATGCATCTGAGCAGACAATATCGACATATCCGATCTCCTGCCCTTGAGGATAGGTATAACGATAGTCCTGAACGTAACCTGAAAACAAAAATTGCTGAGTAGTTGCAGTAGTAGCAGCTACTCGGATCTTGCGTAGTGGAGTCAAATAGCCGAAATACGGGCTAGATACATTCTGTGGATTAAAATAAGATTCGGGATCTAAAACTCGTACTGTACAATTGCCAGCCTCATAAGTATCACGCATGATATTGCGCCCACGTCTGATCGTTATCTGACGAGTGACATCACTAAGATCGATGACGGGCTCCGGTACTTCTGATCCTGCAAATGTGCTTACGCCGATGACGCCATATTTCGCATCGCCAATAGTAAATGGAAAGCCGAATGTAGCACCTTGGCTAAAATCGAAGGAAACCGAAATAGTAGCTGGAAGACTCATCCTTCATCTGGCCTAGTCGCGAATCTGCCACCACGATTTACGCTGACAAAAGATCCAGATAGAGATTGGTTGGTCTGTTGCTGAGTAATTACTGCCGCTACTGCTTCGCCAGCAACCTCGACTTTAATGTTAATTGGAGGCGTAGGATTGACTCCAGCAACTACGCCAGCAGGCAATCCGCCTTGCTGACCGAAAGTCTCTGGCATTGCATAAGCAGGCGGTACGAAATTAGGTACGGGCGTGCCTAGCATGTTCCCACCAAAATCAAGTTTAGGTATTGACCATTCTGAGAAAGGGTTAGGCGCTTTAGGGGTAGCGAGCAACGATGCTCGCAGTTCATTGTTGCGCTTAATCGCCGTATCTAATTGATCAGATAACTGTGTGGCTAGGGTTGCGTTGCCATCTAGGATCGCCTTTTGTAATTGTAAGGATAAGCGGTCAGTCTCGCTGATTTTGCCCTTTAGGGCTGCCTCAATACCAATAGCCTCTAGGTTAAGAGTCTTAGACGCCTTCTGTAGAGCTAGGGACTTTTTCTGTGTGTCCACAGTTTTCTTCTGAAGTGCTGCTAATTCCTTTGCACGCTTGGCTGCATCGGCTTCTGCTTTCTTACGAGCTGCATCGTTAGGATCGATAAACGTACCGCCAAGTGCAGATGATGGATAACCGCCCATCCCCGAAGTCGTCTTCGGTGCAAATTTTCTAATACCTTCTAAGATCGCACCAAACGGAGTGTTTTTTAGATAAAGAGGGAATATCTCTGTAACGTATTTATTGACACCCGGTAACTTCTTGAATTCTGCAATCATGGTTGCAAGGCCTGTAATTACATCGCTAATGTACGTTGCCAATTCTTGCATAGAGTCTGCAATAGGCTGAACTGTGTTACCTTCTCCAGCCAAAATAGAAAGCCCTTCGACTAGACCCTTACCGATTGTCTCTGACGCCTCACCTGCGGCTGTTGAAAGAATCTGCATCTTGCCAGCGTAGGTCTCAAGAAATGCGGCGTTAGAGCCTGTGAATTGCTTTGCTAGTCTTTCTTGTACATCTGTAAAGCTCATTGTTTTGAGCTCTGCCTGAGATAGTCCTAAAGAATACTTGCGAAGTCCTCGGGTCTGTCCAACGTAAGCCATGCTTAAGTCATTAACAACAGTCTCAAAATCGACACCAGAGCCGCGTGAGATGTCTAAAGCTTGCGTCAGCAACGCTGTGGACTTAGTTACTGAGCCAGTTGTCTGCAATAACTTCTGCATCGATGGTCGCAGTTGATCATCTGTTACGCCTGAGGCACGAGATAACTGACTAATAAACTCCTCAATGCGTGGAGTCTCGAAGGCTAGGCCTAGATTCTTAACTGACTGTGCGAGTCGTGTCGCTGCCTGCTCATCCTCGATAAAGGCCTTGGCTGCGTTTTTGGCGAACTTTAGAAGCTGCTGGGCTCCAAAGGTTGCGGCAAGGCTTGCGCCTAATCGCTTTACTCCCTTATCAAGTGCGCTAACGCTTTTATTGGTGTCGCTAAATGCCTTCTTGCCTTTATTTTCGACAACAATTGGAATCCGTAACTCAGCCATTATTACCTCTCGCATTAAACTTCGCGGCGGCCTTCTCCAAGGCTTGGATCACTCCGAGCTTAGCCTTGCCTTGATCCTGATCATAAGCCTTGAACATTGCACGACCTTGCATCTTGCGACTGCCTGCAAATGATCCCTGAAATCTTGGTGAGAAATTGCCTGTCATTCCAGACTTGCGTCCGGCGGTCTCAACGATCGCACCTGCTGCGGTCTTATTGTGGATCGAAACAGTTGATGACCAACCTTCGCGGTTAGGCTTAGTAGGTGTGAGCTTATAGCCGATGCCTCTGCGAGCCTCAGCTGCATCGTACATCGGGAATTTAGCCGTCTTTACTTCATGTTTTACGAATCCAGACGGAGCCTCTGTGTTTGATGGCAAGAAACCTCTAGCCTTTTTTACTACTGGCTTAAGAAATCCAACCATCTCATCGCGAGTTTCTTTATCAAGATCAGGTGAAAACTGCTTAAGAGCCTTGCGAAGGGCGTTAGCGCCTTTTAGCTCTGTAGGCATCTGCCTGCTCCTTTGCTCTATCCTTCAGCGCTTTAAGTAGCATCTGAAGCATCGATGAATCTAGATCGATTAAATATTGTGGAGCGATAGCCGTCTCAATGCTCAATCGAGCTATGAGATAGTGGATGCTATCGCTGCCTAGGCCAAAGGGTCAGACTCTGCAACCTCTACACTCTTTAGAGTTTCGAGAAAGTCTGCGCCAAATGGCTTGACTATGGTTCCACTCAACCGAAGGCCTTCCCATGCCAACCAATAGACATCTGATTGCTTTTCATCATCGCGAAACGCTTTGTGAAATCCCTTTTTAGCATATAGCTCGAACGCGTA